CCCGTTGGCGTCCAGGATCGGGTGATCGGTATCGAAGAAGAACTGCCCGTCCCAGCAGTTGGTCGAGAAGCCGGCGTTAAGCAGCGCCCAGACCAGCTGTTCGGGCAGGGCCGCGGCAAGCTCGCCGAGCTCGGCAAACATCGGCGCATATTGGCCGAGGTTGTCGTCCTCGATGTCGTTGCGGTCGACCGAGACGGTCTTCTCGAAGTGCCGGTTGGCAATCGAGTAGGAGGCTTCGGCCACGTTGTCGACGACGCGCGGGCCGATCCACTCGCGCATGCCCGGCATCTTGCGCAGCCAGCCGTAGCGGCTCTCGAAGGTGGTCGAGCGCACGGTCATGGCAACCCGGTCGCGCAGGAGCGGCGCCATGCCGAGGCCGCGCTGGAATTCGGTCTTGAAGCCGACGCGCAGCGCGTCGAGGTTCGCTTGGCTGATGATCATCGCGGCTCTCCTTACGCGGCGCGGGTGATGGCTTCGTCGAGACGGACCCAGACACCCTGGGAATCGACCGCCTCGATGATCCCGGCGCGGGACCGGGTGTTGGTGCCGTTGGTCTTGGCGACCTGGTCGTCGTCGGCGATCCAGGCGATGCCGCCGACATCGGCCTGGGCGATCAGGTCGCCCGCGGTCGAGTTGCGGAACCGCGCGGTGATCCCGGTCCGGTAAAGGACGTTGATCGCCGCGTTCGCGCCGCCCGTGTTGTCGGCGGGCTCTTCGGCGATGCCGACGCCGAAGGCACCGGTCGCCACGGCGCCGCGGACCAGAAAGCCCGAGGCGTTGCGCATGATGAGCGCGCCCGCAAAGATGCGGGTCGAGGCGCCCACGGGACCGGACCGGCGGTCGCCAAGCCAGGTCTGGGTGTTGCGGTCAGCGGTCAGCGGCATCAGCGGGCCTCCTTCTGTTCGGCCTTGAGGGTGTCGAGGAACTTGTCGTGCGGCACGCCAAGGAGATCGGCGGCCTGGCGCTGTTCGGCGTTCAGGCTGATCTCGCCGTCCTTCGGCGGCTCGGCAGCGGCCTTGGTCGTCACCAGCTTGGGCATCCCGAGCACGAGCTTTTCGACCGCGTCGGGGCTGGTCATATGCAGCGCGATCATCTCGTCGCGGTTGCCGGCGTTGAGCCCGGCTCGGCAGTCGCGGATCGCGCCGTCGATGAAGGCTTCCGATGCGGCCCGCTTGCGCGCGGTCACCGTTTCCGTCAGCTCGGCGGTCAGCCGGTCGACCTGCGCCTGCAGCGCGACCAGGCTCTCCTTGCCCGCGCCCGCGACCCTGGCGGCAGCGACCACGCTCGATGTCTCGCCACCCTCGACGCCCAGCGCGGCGCCGATCTCGGCGATGGCGGACTGCATCGCCGCATCGCTCTGCCTGCCGCCGATGGCCGCGAGGATGTCGTCCTCCGTGGCGCCCGCCGGCAGGCCGAGCATCTCCTTCAGCTTTTCCATGAACGCCATGGCTTCTGGGTCCTCTTGGTTGAGCGCGGTCAGCCCGCGCAGGTTCGGGCGGTTGACAAGACTGGCGCGGAGGATGCTCCGGATGACGCCGGCCTTGTCGTGAAGGATAACGGGGCTGATCCCGCGATAGGCGCGGTCGGCCAGAAGCGCCTGGCCCGAGCCGTTCCATTCCACACGACCCCAGATGCCGTCGGGGCGGGCTTCCATCGCCACGATCCAGCCGCGCGCCGGCGCAGGCTCGCCCCGCGGTGCGGCAAGGTCGGTCGCATGGTTTTCGTCGATCGCCAGCCTGTCGGTCTCGGCAAAGCTCTCGGCGATCAGGCGGCCCGCATCCTCGACGCGATAGGGGCCGCGGCCGTCGCCGGTCCGGATCGGCAGGCCGAGAGGGCCGGGCAGCAGGTGCACCCAGTCAGGCGCGGCCGGCACATCGCCGGGCGGCGGAAAATCTCGGGTCGCGAGAAGTGCGATCTGGTCGTGTGTCCGGGTCATGCCGGGACAATCGCCCGTGCCGCCTGCCCGAAACAGCCACAAGGGCTTGCGGGGGCATCCGCCAGCTATCGCAACCCGACGCTGCCCCGTCGCGCGGCCGCCGTCAATCGCCTCCGGCGACGGCCGTTTCAAGCCACTCTTCGATCGTGGCCAGGATGGTGCCGCGGTCCTCCTCCGAGATGCCAAGGAACGGCCGCGCCGGGATCGGCCCCCAGGGGATCGGCGATCCCCGCGCTGTCGTGCCGAAGGCCCCCTGCGCCGCGCCGAACTGCATCACGGCGGCATAGATCATGTTCGACCCGATCTCGACCGACGTCCCGTCGGCCGCGACCTCGTAGAAGATCTCCGACGACAGCCGCCCCGACGGCCCGAAGAGGGGCCGGAAATCGATGCGGTCGCCCCGCGCCTGATAGGCCGCGATCGTGGTGGCGGATTTCGGGAGCCAGGCATTGCCGTCGGGCGCCCGGCCCTCGGTGAAGCGCAGCTTGGTCGACCGGACCATCAGCTCGCCGATATCCTGCATCACCGGCGCAAGGTTCGTGAGCGACCGCGACAGCCGTTCCAGCGCCGCCGTGATCTGGTCCTCGGTCAGATCGACGCTGATCATGTGCCCGCGCCTGCGGCGGCCTGCCGCGCGATCTCGGCGCGGACCAGATCGGCGAGCTCGGCACGAAGATCGCGCAGGAACGCCTCGGTGATCGTCTCGGGCCAGTTGCGCGTCTTTGCCGCCATGGCCGAGACGAGGTCGCTCACGCTTGCGCCCGGCGCATAATCCCAGCCCTTCGCGATGCCCGGCGGCGTGCCGGTGCGCGGATCGATGGCATCCCAGCCGGGATCGAGCTGCTTGCCGGGGTCGCCGCCCAGCCGCCGCGCGGCCGCGAGCGTGCGCGCCCCGATGATGTAGCAGCTGCAGCCCCAGCCGTTCGGCGGCGCATGGGTGTTCCAGAACGGATGGTCGGCGGGCAAGACGAGCCCGTTCCAGGCCAGATGCTGCAGCCGCGGCTCGAGCGAGCCGCCGTGGAAATAGACCCAGAACGGAAACCCGCCCTCCCTGAGCTGCGCGATGCGGCCGGCGGCATAGGATGTCGCGGCATTGGTCTTGTAGATCACCCGCGTCCGCCAGGCCTCGCCTTTCTTCGTGCCCTCGCCCGTCCAGCCGTGCCAGCCGCGCGTCTCGACGATCCGGCGGAAGTCTCGCCGGAACTCCTCAAGGCTCGTGCCCTCGAGGATGGCCTTCTCGACCGCCTGGCCAAGGTCGGCCAGCAGATCGGCCTTCACCGCCCCGGCCACCATGAAGGCGCTGTCGTGCTGCGCGCCGCGGATGTCGTCCCACCGGGCGGTCGGGACGAGATTGCCGAGCCTGAGGCGAAACGCGGCGACCTGTTGCAGGAACGGCCGCCGGAAGATCGCCCGGATCGCCTCAAGCACTTTCGGACTCCGCCGCAGCCCGACCGCCGGCATGCGCCGAGGTGAAGGCCTCGGCCAGGACCCGCGCCAGCACCGACTGGTCGAGCTGCGGGAACCCTGTGCGCAGCATCTCGCCGAACTCCTCGAGCGTGCTGGCGGCGCCCAGCATAGCCTCGATCTGGTCGAGCATGATCTCCATCGCCGGGGCGGCTTCGACGACCAGCCGGTCGGCGATCAGGTCCGCCGCACCGGGAGGCCCGGATTTCGCCGCTGGAGCCGCTTCGGCCTGCGGGGCTGTCCGCGTACCCGGTGCCGCCCCGACCCCTTTAAAAAGCCCGGAGAACCCTTTAACCGGCGAACCGGGCTGCGCGGGGTCGACCGGCGGTGCCGCAGCGGGGGGCGGGGCAAGGATTTCGTCGGTTTCCGCCGGTTCGCCAAAGCCGAACCGGTCGCGCACCTGGGTCATCGACACCCTGAGCCCGAGCGGCACCAGGACGCCGAGCGCCGCCGACATCGCGGTCAGGTCCTCAGCCTCGGGCCGCTCGATCCTGATCCGGGGATAGGCCGGGGCCGGGCCGAATTCGAGGTCCATCCAGGGCCGGATCAGATCGCGGTTCAGGATGGCCGCCAGCGCCCGTGCATCCGCCGTCTCGATGTCCTTCTGAACCTCGCGGTGTTCCTTGCCGGACCCCAGCCCCCCCACGACCGCATCGGTCGTCGACGTCTGTCCCAACACCGCCTTCGATATCTGCTGGTCAAGCCAGTCGGCCCGCCTCAGGTAGAGGTCGGACGCCGCGCCGACGTTGGCCGGCTCGACGAAGTCGATCGTCATCGATTCCGGGATGATTGCGGCGCAGTCGCCGGCGATGTTGGCGACCGCGCGGAACAGCGTGTCCCGATCCGCCTGCGTGGCGCCCGGCCCGTACTTGCCGAGCCTGACCGGCTGCCCGTAGGTCTGGGTGAAGATCGTCCAGTCGCGCTGGGTATAGGCCTTGAACATCCAGCCCCAGGCCGCCACGCGGGCCAGACCCGACCGCAGCGCAAGCCCCGACTTCGCTCGCATGTTGGCATGTATGAACTTGAAGGGCTGCAGGGCGATGTCCTCACCCGCGTCCCCGACCATCCGCGGGGTCGACAGGTCGATCCTGTCGAAGCGGAACCAGGCGGGGTTGCGCCATTCGAGCCGTGCGGGCCGCCACTGGCCGGCGGAGGTGTCCCAGATGATCTCCGTGAAGGAATACCCCTTCCCGATCGCATCGAGGATGTCGAAAATCTCCTCGGTCAGCTCGCCCCGTGTGAGCCAGTCGCGGATCATCTCGGCCTTAAGCTGATCAAGCGCGTCGTCGCTTGCCGCC